ATTAGATTCTCTTGGCAAGGAAGTAGACAATCCTGCTGATGCAGAACTGTTTAGTTTTGACTGGAAAACAGCTAATAAAAATTATGGCACAGTAGTAGTACTAATAGGTAAAGATCAAGATCTACAGGTTTTCTTTGGTGATAACTTAGGCCGTACAATGGAAAGTACCGATAAGAAAGATTGGTATAGTTTCTTAGAGCAGCTTAAACAATTTGCAGTACGTAATTTATTATCTTTCCAAATTAAAGATCTATCCAAATTAAAGTATACCATGCAGGGTATAGCAGCTATTAAAGAAGGTCTATTCGAAGGCTACTACGGTAATAAAAAATTCAGCTATAGCGATCAACCAAAACAGGTTAAATTAGTAATCAAACACGATCGTCCATTGGGCGAAGGCGACAAGCGTTATCGTAACATCGAAAGCATATTTGTTGAAACTGCTGACGGTGAGCGTTTTAAAGTTCCAAGTCGCAGTACCATGCATGGAAAAATGTTAGCCAGACATGTTAGTGAAGGCGGCAATCCATACGATGCATTTGGACAGCACATTAACGAAATAGTAAGTGAAATGTCAACTTTGGCCAAGTTTGTTCGTGCTGCTCGTAATAAACAGTATTCTGGACATGCTGATCGTATAGTAGAAGCAGCAGTACGTCATTATGCAGATCTAAAGGCCAAAGCCAAGCGCATGATCAGTCAACGTGGTTATCATCGTGAATTAGAGTGTTATGATCCAGCTGAAGTAACTCCAAGTAATCAATTAACTGATTCTATTCGTACTATGTTTATTGAACAGAATTTAGATCCACGAATCGAAGAAGCTATGCCTATCTTAGCACGTTTATCTGCCGGCGATGCCAAAATGCAAGAAGCAGATGAATTCGAAAGCTGGGCTAATGATGTAACCGAAGGAACTTGGGCATTGCCTGACAACCGTGGTGAAGAAGAAAAACTTAAAGAATTAATGACCAAACCTTTATCAGTTGGTGCGGATGCTATGAATGCAGTTGAACAACTGTATGATTTAGTCGGCGATGATGAACTGTTTGATATCTTAGGTGAATTAGCAGACGAAAACCCAGATGCTAACATATGGGAAGATCCTCGTGTAATGAATCGCTTAGAAGAATTGGGTATTGAAATGCCCAAACAACTTGATGCGCCACCAGAACAAGCCACATCAAATGAGCAGCCAACTGAACAAGAACCAACCGACGAAGCATTAGACACCGATGGTGTTATGATGACACGTCCAAGTAACATGTCCAGCGAAAGCGTTGAGCATGTTATTAAGTTGGCACAACTACTCAGATAAATTTACCTTTTACTGTTGCTTTCATAAATACTTTCACGTATACTCAGTGTTAGTATACGTTTGTATGTATATTTTAAAACAACTTAAATCAACTTTAAAAGGCAACTTATATTATGGCATCTTTAGCAGAAATCCGCGCACGTCTTGCAGCCGCAGAGACAAACAAAGGCGGTCAATCATCAGGCGGCGACAACGCAATTTACCCACACTGGAATATGGAAGAAGGATCAAGTGCAACACTTAGATTCTTACCAGACGGCAACTCAAAGAATACTTTTTTCTGGGTTGAACGTGCAATGATCCGTTTACCATTTAATGGTATCAAAGGTGAAATGGATACTAAACAAGTACAAGTACAAGTACCATGTGTAGAAATGTGGGGCGAGTCATGCCCAATTCTTGCAGAAGTTCGTACTTGGTTTAAAGACAAGTCACTGGAAGATATGGGCCGTAAGTATTGGAAAAAGCGTAGCTATGTGTTCCAAGGCTTTGTACGTGAGAATCCAATCTCCGAAGACAAGACTCCAGAGAATCCAATACGTCGATTCATCATTGGTCCACAGATCTTTAACACTATCAAATCAGCATTGATGGATCCTGAACTTGAGGAATTGCCAACAGACTTGTTGCGTGGTTTGGATTTCCGTATCAGCAAAACCAGCAAAGGTGGCTATGCTGATTACTCAACTTCAAAGTGGGCACGTAAAGAGTCTGCACTGACTGAAGCCGAACAAGCAGCAGTTGACAAGCATGGTTTGTTTGATCTTTCATCTTTCCTGCCAAAGAAGCCAACAGATGTTGAACTTCGTGTTATGAAAGAAATGTTTGAAGCATCAGTAGATGGTCAACCATATGACACAGAACGTTGGGGTGCTTATTTCCGTCCAGCAGGTGTACAAGCGCCAGCAGGTTCGGCTCCAGAAGCAGATGCAGCACCAGCAACGATGGCTAAAGCAGCACCTGCTCCGGTAGACGAAGATCCTCCATTTGATCCAGACGAACCAGCAGTAGCAAGTGCTCCGGTGCAAGCAGCCGCAGCTAAACCTGCTACGAAAAATGCCGAAGATATTTTGGCAATGATTCGCGCACGTCAGCAAAAGTAATAGTCTATTACTTGATAAACCAGGAACCTCTAAGAGGTTCCTGTAATCTATTAGATTTTATGAAAAACTCTCAAAATTTCTTTGATCCATTGGTATGGAAATATACCCAACCGTTAATGCAAGCATATAGCGGATTACTTGATGATTTTGAGAAACTGTCAACTGATGATTGGTCACCTATCAATACTGGATATAACAACGAAAGAATAAAATCCGAAAAATGGCATTCTTTCACTTTTATTACCAAAAGCAACTATTGGCAAGATAACATAGATAGATGTAAGACAGTCAAATATCTAATCGATACTATACCAATATACGATAATTGTGTGTTTAGTATTCTCGATCCAGGATGTAAAATACCTCCGCATCAAGGATTTTCAGATCGACATCTTAGAGTCCATCTTGGAATCAAAACCAACGGTGCTGCTTGGATACGTGTCGGTGATCAAGTGCAACACTGGCATGAAGGCAATGTAATTATATTTGATGATTGGGCCGAACATGAAGTGCAAAACCCTTCTGATTCTACTCGGGTAGTTTTTTTGTTTGATATTAAAAGGACTGATTATTTTGATAATCTCATCTAATAATAAAAATACATTTGTAGCTATATCATATGATACTGCTACCTTCAATGATCTCAAACAATTTATGTTGCTTGCTGGAATAGAACTTTCCCGACAAGAGCCAGATGAGTTTGTTAACAACTGTAAAGAAGAAATCAATTATATAAATTTAATATTAACTGATATCGAACAAAGAAAATTTATCAGCGGATTTTTAGATGAAAAAAATCTTAATAGATTTTCCTATATACATGACACAGCCGTAATAAGCGGCGATGTGGATTTAGGATGTTTTATCTATCCCTGTGTAGTTTTATATGCCGGTTCATCTGTAGCAAAGGATGTTATCATGCATGCTTCATGTGCAATTGGCCATCAATGCACTATTGGCCAAGGAAGTTTTTTCAGCGGCGGAGTAGTCGTAGGTGGATCAACTATAGTAGGTAAGTTTAATAAATTTATGATTGGTGTATTTGTACACGATAAAGTTAATATTTGCGACAATGTAACTGTTGGAACAAGATCAGTAGTTAGAAAAAATATAACTGTACCCGGAGTATATTCGGCATTGCAGCAGTTCAAAAAAATTGGTAAACGATGATAGAAGTACACTATCCGTATGATGTAGATTTAGATACCTTACCTGATGTATTCGCTCTGCACGACCATGTTGAAGGATTTGATCAGTCTGGTGAAAACCGTTTTCTAAGAAAACTAAACGATTATGTATTGCGTAAAAATCGTCCTCTAACGGTTGTCTATCATCAACAGTTGGATGAATGGGTTAAGATTTTATATCCAAATCTTAAGTTTGGTTTTAGAGAATTCAACTTAGATCACTTTAAGCACTATAACACACATCCAGATATAAATTATAAAAATTTTATTTGTAGCTTTAATGGATCTCCGCATGTAAGTAGAAAACTGTTGTCCGCTATACTACATAAGTTCAACTGGTTTGACCCTGCCTATTCGAGTAAAAACTTTTCTTTTACTCAAGACGAAATAGACGGTCATGTCGGCGACTATATTGATCCAGAACAACAACAATTTTACAATAAGTTTTTTCTATCTGACGAATCGTTTTGTCGGACAAAATATAGTTTTGGTCATGAAAGGTACGAGCATTCAAATAATATTTTCACATTAGAAAACAAATTAACCGAAAGTTTTATACATATTGTTAGCGAAACTATGGCTACCAGTTATATTCCCTTTGTAACAGAAAAATTTCTATATAGCGTAGTTACAAGAGGATTGTTTGTAGCCTATGCACAACCAAAATGGCATGAACATGTAGAAAAATATTATGGTTTTAAAAAATACACTAAATTGTTTGACTACGCATTTGATTCGATTGTAAATCCAATTGAAAGATTGGTAGAGCTAATGACAATGCTTTCGAAATTTAACTATCTCACTAAGAACGATTGGCATGATTTATATTTGTTAGAACATGATACTATAGAATATAACTATCAGCATTATTTTAGCGAAAAATATTCAGAGCAATTAAGAACACATATAAGTTGACTTTGATCAGCAAGTATTGTAAAATAATTTTAATTTAAGGAAACACAATGACAAAAGCATACGACTTTTCAAAGTTTCGAAAAGATATAACAAAATCGATTGATGGGTTATCTATCGGCTTCAATGATCCAACAGATTGGATCTCAACAGGTAACTATGCACTAAACTATCTTATCTCCGGAGACTTTAACAAAGGTGTGCCTCTGGGTAAAGTTACTGTATTTGCCGGTGAATCTGGTGCAGGTAAAAGCTATTTCTGTTCAGGTAACATTATTAAAAATGCACAAGCACAGGGCATTTATGTTGTCTTAATCGATAGCGAAAACGCACTTGACGAATCTTGGATGCAGGCCTTGGGTGTAGATACAAGCCCTGAGAAACTGTTAAAGTTATCAATGGCCATGATCGACGACGTGGCCAAAACTATCGCTACATTCATGAGCGATTATAAAGCATTGCCAGACGGCGAGCGTCCTAAAGTTCTATTTGTTATCGACTCATTGGGTATGTTACTAACTACTACAGACTTGAATCAGTTTGAAGCTGGTGACCTTAAAGGTGACTTGGGTCGTAAGCCTAAAGCACTGACAGCACTGGTGCGTAACTGTGTAAACATGTTTGGTAGCTACAACGTTGGTATGGTATGTACTAACCACACATACGCAAGTCAAGACATGTTTGATCCTGATGACAAGATCTCAGGTGGACAGGGTTTTATCTATGCATCGAGTATTGTTGTTGCTATGCGTAAGCTCAAGCTGAAAGAAGATGAAGATGGCAATAAGATCTCGGACGTTATGGGTATTCGTGCCGCTTGTAAGGTTATGAAAACACGTTATGCTAAACCTTTTGAAAGTGTACAGGTTAAGATCCCTTATGAAACAGGAATGAATCCCTATTCAGGTCTTGTTGATTTGGCAGAAAAGCAAGGTTTGTTAAAGAAAGACGGTAACCGTCTTGCATTTACTACCAGCGATGGTGAAGTTATTAAACAGTTCCGCAAAGCATGGGAATCAAACGAGGATGGATGTTTAGATAAAGTTATGTTAGATTTTGGAAAACAGCCGATGGCGGTAAGTACACCTGACACTGAAGGAGAGGAGTGATATGTCAGTAGATTTAGCACAAGCAGTTTGGGAAGAACTTAAACGTTATATTGGACCAATGGACAGAACTGAAGCTGCTGATGCATTAGTTAATCTGTTAGTTGATAGCAACTATGACGCCGACGAAATCCGTGATTCATTTAGAGGAGATTCTGAAGTTAAGAAAGCTCTACAAGCATATCTTGCTGATCATGCAGATGACGAAGAAGAATCCGACGACGAAGACGACTACGACGACGAAGACGAAGATTATTAAGCATGTGGTATAATCAAGTAGTAACAGATCTTGGACGGATACCAGACTTTATTGCGTTCTACGAAAATGAATTGGTATCTGCTAAGGCTGAATGTCGTATTGGTGGTATTGTCGAACGTAACATTAAAGAACTACCGGGTGTAACTGAACACCGCTTTAATCAACTACAAGAAATAGAAGCGGTGCTCAATTATCTGAATATTCAGTTACGAAAAATACGACGTAGACATTTCCAAAAGTATTTAGAAGGTTATGCCCGAGCTTTGACCAGCAGAGATGCTGAAAAGTATGTAGATGGCGAAGATGAAGTCATTGACTTTGAAACTATCATTAATGAAGTAGCATTGTTACGTAACCGTTGGTTAGGTATAATGAAAGGCTTAGAAACTAAACAATGGCAAATGGGCCATATTGTTAGATTACGTACTGCTGGAATGGAAGATGTACAAATATGAGTTCGTTTAAATCACCGCAAGATAGTCACCGACATAGTTTGCATACACTTAATTGGTTATACGAATACGATGAGTTTATGGAGAGTATCGATACATTGATTGATATGGGCTGCGGTGATGGCCTTGATCTTGAATGGTGGGCAACAAGGACTACCAGGGACGATAATCCACAGCCTTTAAATATTAAATGCTTAGGGGTTGATCGAGCTCCACAACTACCGATTGCAAAACAATATCCAAATATACAATATTCAAGCCAAGATTTTGAATTACCGGTTACATTACATAATCACACATATGATGTATTATGGTGCCATGACAGTTTTCAATATGTAATTGATCCTTTTAAGACTCTTGCTAATTGGTGGAATTTAGTTAGTGAAAACGGAATGGCAGTTATTATTGTGCCACAAACAACTAATATTGAATTTAATTTACAGGCATTTGTACAACCAGATTTGTGTTATCATCATTGGACTATAGTGTCATTGATACATGTATTAGCTGTATCTGGATTTGATTGTTCTACAGGGTTTTTCTTAAAACACCCAAACGATCAATGGTTACATGCAGTTGTTTATAAAAGCAAGCACGAACCAATGGATCCACGTACTACACGTTGGTATGATTTAGCAGACAAAGGACTACTGCCTAAAAGTGCTGTGGAATCTGTTAATCGACGTGGATTTTTAGCACAGCCAGATTTATTGCTTCCGTGGCTTGATAAAAGTTTAATGAGTTTTGCCCGTCATTGATGCCATTAGACGGAAATATGCACCAGGACGATACAGTTGAAAAACTGGTATGGCAACTAAGGTTTGCATGGTTACCAAAAAGGTGCATTTATGATGGCGGAATTATATGGTTAAAAAATGCTTATTATGCTTCTTATCATACAAGAGGCAATCCACCAGGATATTTTCCTAAATCCAGAACTGTACATATTTGGATGCGTAAAGAAAGCTTCGTCTTGGAATCGCTTAAAGGACGATTATAATATATTTAAAAGAATCCTGCTAAATAACGTAGATCGGAGAGTTAAATGACCACAAGAACCTTTATACAACGCGGACAAGCATACGGTAGTGATACAGTTACAATCGTAGCCAAAATCGATGGCATTGAAGTATTTAACGGCGTTGTTCCTAACGGATTAGCACCGTTTGTACCGTACGATGCAAATTCCAGTATCGGAATTGGAAGTATTTCTACTCAACTGTTTACATTCACCGATGATGTAACTTTTGCAGGAACTAAACAATTAGAACTAACAGTTTCGGGCGGATCAATAGTTATGGCACGTACTGTTGGTAATTATAAAAGTCAACTTCCAGGTATTACCTATCCAGATATTGAAATAACTGAAACAATGGGTAAGGCTGATTTTTACGGACCAATATCTACTTATACATCAGGAAATGTAGTTATTGCTGATCCATTAAGTAATGTTATGATTAATGGTGTAGCAGATCCTGCAACTCCATCGGTTGAAATGGTAACAGGCAATCTTCCAGAAGGACAATGGTGCAGACGTCTAATCGACGGCGATACACTTACTGCTACAATTACAATTGCAGCCGGAACAGTAGCTTAATTGTTGTAAAAATGCAACACAAATTTGCCCCAGTTTTTGGGGCTTTTTTGTGGCTAAAAAACAACAAAATTTAGGTAGACCAGAAATGCGATTTCGGCTATAATACTTGTATGCTAACAAAACGGAACACTAAATGAATATCACTACCGAACCTTACCAAATCACCAAACCCACGTTTTTTCGTCGTGTGATCCCAAAATATAACGACAGTCG